GTGACATTAACTATTTAGATTATCCTAGCTATTTAAGATATTGCGGTAAAAAGATAGCAGAAGAAAGAAGAAAAGCATATAAGATAAGGCACGAAAAAGATAGACATATTAAAGGAAGTGCTGGATATTATGCAGACCAACTATTGTGGTAATTAAAAATAATTTTATGTTTAAAAATTGGAAAACAAGTTTATTCGGATTAGGTAGTATATTAACAGGAGTAGCAACCATATTTAAGGGTGATGCAGTTGCTGGAGTAACTGCAATCATTACAGGACTTGGTCTAGTAGTTGCTAAAGATTCAGAAACAATTAAATAATATGAATACAACTACAAAAGTAGTAGTTATATCAGCTATTGTATTATTATTACTAACTGCAAATATTAAAGAAGTGTCAGGAAGGGCTTTAGCATTAATCAAAAGATTTGAAGGTGAAAAATTAAGCAGTTATCAAGACCAAGCAGGTATATGGACAATAGGATGGGGTTCTATTTATCATCATGACCTTAAAAGAAAGGTACAAAAAGGTGATATAATAGATAAAGAAACTGCTCTAAGATGGCTAAGATTAGATGCTGCAGCATTTGCAGATAATGTAAAAAGATTAGTTAAAGTACCTATAAATCAAAATCAGTTAGATTCATTAACATCATTTAGTTATAATGTAGGTAATAATGCTTTTGCAAATTCTACATTATTAAGAAAATTAAATCAGGGAGCTTCTAAACAAGAAGTAGCTTTAGAATTTGCTAAATGGAATAAAGTAACTATTAATGGTGAAAAAGTTGTATCTAATGGATTAGTTAGAAGGCGAAAATTAGAGGCTGATTTATTCTTAAGTTAAGTAAGGTTTGATTGATAGTTGTTTATTGATGAAGAAAGCCCCCATTTAGGGGGCTTTTTCATTTAGGTATATTCGTTCTGCAAACTGCTTTGTTTCTTTATAGTACAGGTTAAAATAAGATGCATTTATGCTTTTGCAAAAATTAATAAAACTATTAATATTGCCAATATTTCGATATTTTCTAACTATAGTTTTATCTTCAAAAAAAACTATAGCCGTATATAGTATTTTACCCATTATAATAGTTCTATTTCTTTTTTAACATCTTGCCAATATTCTATATCAACAGGAACATACCATACAACACTTAATATCTCATCTACTGCTATTAAGGCAAATTGTTTTCCATAACCTTCAGTAATAGCTTTTGATATTCTAAACTTATCTACTAATTCCTTTGCCTTTTCTTTTGGTGTCATATTTATAGCTTTTTATCTTTTATACAAAAATACCTAACACCATCTTTAGTAATTGCCTTCAATTTTCGGGATATTACCAGCTTTGCTAGTGATTTTAAAACTACATAAGGTTCTAAATTACTTTCTAATTTAATAGCATCTAAAGAGGCTATTCTTTGTTTCTGAATTAAAATAAAAATTTTTTGGTGATTTGTCATATTTGTTTATATTTGTGATGAAAAAAGTTGATTATACCCCCCAAGTGGTTTAATTGTCAGTAAATGAAGCCCCCTATTTAAAAGTAGGGGGTTTTTTATTTGGTGCTAATTTAATAACTAGCAACAATAGCAAACAAATGGGTACTGCTATAAAGAAAAAATATAAGATTTTAATAATTTTCATATACTAAATGTTAAAAAAGTTGGTATTTATTTTCATGATTTTTTATTATCATCTTCTCATTAATCCATATCTTTAATAGCTGCTTTGCATAAGTAGTACTTTCTGCAGTCCTTTCCTTAATCTCATCAAGTATATCAGAATAAAGCATCGGGATAGTAACGATTTGACTGCAGATTCTTTTACTTTCCATTTTATCTAAATCAGATGCCTTTTTACCTGTAGGCTTTACACCATCATTATCTACTTGTTGAAATACTCCGTTAAAATTCATTAATGTTACAGGCTCAAAATCTATATCAGACCGCATAAATCTGCTAGTAAGTATATAAGTATTTTTTTCTTTGTCTTTTACTATATCCAGCGTGGATTGAGCAAACCTATCAGAATTTGCCCCAATATGCCCTGTAGTACTTAAATTAGATTTGGATTGATGCAAAACGCTAATAAGGAGAATATTATACTGCTTTGTTATTTTTTTTAACCATTTAGTAAGTAGTGAGGATTCGCGTTCATCATTATAATTTACTAATAAATCCAGCAAACCATCCACAATAATAACGCTGCAGTCAGTATTCAATTCTAAATACCTTTCAATCATTTTTCTAATTATACCCGAACCATCTTCACGAACTTGATAAGCATTAAAATAATCAGGTAAAGTAATAAGACCTGAAAATGATTTTATTTTTTTAAGATTCATATAAAAATCATAATCAGAACTTTCAGTATCAAATAAACATATCTTTCTTCTATCAGTAGGAAAATTAATTTTCATACTAAATATTTCATGATGAATTAAACTTGATGCAATAGCCCCCATCAGGTAGCTGCTTTTACCTGCTTTGGGCAACCCTGAGAAGATGCAAAAGTTAGACAATGAGCCAACCAACCTTCCCCCAATAGACAGGATTTTATCCTCTTTATTGGGTTCATAATTGGGGTTATATTTTCTAGCTTCAAGTAGTTCATCAATGGAAAGTGGTTTTTTGTCAGTTATTTGTTCCATTTAGATATTTTGAAGTATAGCACAAAGTAGAAAGGCTATTAATATAGCTATTAAAGCCTGTAGGTTTTTATTGTATAATAGTTGAAATATTATCTTTTTCATCTTGTAAATCATTTAATTTATCAAAATAAGTATCAGCCATAATCATAGCATATCGCATATCATCTTCTAAGGTATCTTCTGAATTTCTTACATTTTGTGCATACATAGTTAAAACTACATATTCATATTTTGTAAATCCTGAAATAGGGCTAAAGAATCTACCTAAAGAATCCTGCATTGGCATACATGGTTGTGCAGGTGCATTTTTTTCTATTTTCATATCGAATAATTTGTTTTTAATTTTAAACGAATAGTAATACCACCCGTTCTATTTTCAGAAATATCAGTAATTAGTTCACGCATAATATAAACTTCATCCGAAGTAATTTCAATAGTTCTAATTACTTCACCTGTAGTATCAGTAATATCTAATAAAAAAAAGTTTTCGATTATTTTATTTTGATTTTTCATATCAATTCTAATTTAAAGTTAAGTGTTTGAATGTCGTTTAAATAATGATTTGCAGAATCTTCCAGCAACTGCCTAATTTCTTGCTGCAGGTTAAATGGTACATTTGACTGCTCCATGCAAACAAAATGATTTTTACCTGCTTTGTCTTTAGCATCAAAATAAATTCGTACCCCAATTATTTCAGGGTAATTCAAAACACTCTCTAAAAAATTGATTTTTTCTTGTATTGCTTTAATTTCCAGCAATACCTTTTCGGTAGGATTGTGTGGCATAAAAAATATTTTAATTGTCAGTTAATAACTGCAAATTAAAAAAAGATTTTAATCTGCCAAATATTTTTTAAAATACCCTGTATTTTATTTTAAAATAAAGGTGAAAAAAGTATGATTTAATCATTACTTTGAAGTTATTTTAGACCGCCTACAGCGGTGCTAAAATAACTTTTATCTGCGATAATAAGACACATAATGATAAATTTTTTTGCACAAAATGAAAAAAAGTTGAAAAATGGGTAAAATTGAGCCATTTTATTGGTTTTTTTAGTATTTTTGACTATATGAAAAATGCTTTTTGGATTATACCTGCAGCCATTTTAGTATGGATAGGTATCAAAAAATATAATCTATCTAAATCTTATACCTTAAACTTTAAGCGTATAAATTTATCAGATATATCATTTTCTAATCCTGTAGTAAATATTGTATATGAAATAATAAATCCAACTCAGACAACGGCTAATGTGCAAAATGTTACTGGAGCCTTATTTTATAATGGAATTTTTATAGGTAATATTGTTGATTTTAAACAATTTACTATAAATCAGGGTGCAACTGAATTTAAAATTACTGCTAAAATTGATTATATTGGATTATCAAAATTAGTTTTGAATATGTCTAATAAATTTCAAATTTATTTTGATGGTAAAATAACTATTGATTATATTGATTTTCCTTTACAATTTACTTATCAAAAATGATGTTAATAGATAAAAGAACTTTAGCTGGAAAATTAAGCCCATTTATTAATGAGCAAAGAGTTATTGTAGATAATCAGGGAGTTAATGATATTATATCAGGAATGTTAAATACACATGATAGATATAAGGGAGAATATGATAAGATTTATAAATATTTTGAAGGTACAACTATAGAGCAAACCTGCAGAAATATTTGGAACTTTTTGAAACAAAATGTACCCTACGGAATCGAATCTGAAAACTACCAATATTTAAAATCACCATCTAGTATTTTAAATACAAAAAATTCTGATTGTAAAAGTTATGCATTATTCAGTGCAGGTTGCATGTCGGCACTTCAGCGTAATACAGGTGCAGATATTGATGTAACTTTTAGATATGCTTCTTATGACCCATTTGATAATACACCTGAACATACTTTTTGTGTAGTAAAAGAAGGTAATAAAGAGTATTGGATTGACCCTGTTTTAAATAAATTTAATCAAAGGAAAGAACCATATTCATATATAAATAAAAAATTAAAAAAAGATAACATGGCACTAATTGCATTAGCAGGTATTAATCAAAATAAACAAGTAGGAAAAATAGATTGGAATAACATTTTTGGTAATGTTATTTCTGCAGCTCCTAGCATTATTAGAGAATCTAGAGGTACAGGCAGTGGATATACCCCATCGGGTTTTCCAATGACTACAGGAACACCATATACACCACCACCACCACCACAACAAGGAATTAGTACAAATACTATTTTATTAATTGGCGGTGCAGCAGTAGTAGCTTATTTATTATTTAAAAAGAAATAATGTATAATTATTATAATAGGAAAAATAGAATAGGTATTGCTCCAGCAGCAGCAGCAGCAGCAGCAGCTACTGCTCCCATTAGTTTACCAGCATTAGCAATAAGTGCTGCATTATCTGCTATACCTGCTATAATTACTGCAATAAGAAGAAATAATATGCCAAATCCAAATGATTGGCAGGGATGGAACGCACAAGATGCTAGATTACGTTACCCTTATGGTACAAGTGTTATAAATTGGATTATAAATGATGGTGATTCTATACAAAATGAAGCATTAAATATTTTACAATGGATTCAAACTTATGGATTAAAACCTGTATTAGAATATAATAGCCATTTTAATAGACAAATAACCTTACAGGATTTAATTAATAAATTGAATAGAGGCGGTTATACAGGTGAAGCAAGACAATTTCAAGAAATTTTGGATTCTCAAAATAAACAACTTTCTTCACCTTCAACTACTAAAAAAGCAGGATTAAATATGTTTTTAACTATTGCTTTAGTAGGTGCAGGTATATTTTTATTAATAAAACAAAAAAAGAAATAACATGACTGCAGCACAAAAAGCAGCTAGAGTAAAATTTAATAAAGCTATAGCTATTAGAAAAAAAACAGGATGTACTTTAAAAGAGGCTTTTGCACAAGTTTATGGTAAAAAAGTAGGTGCAGTAAAAAAGAAATCTGCTAAAAAATCTGCTCCTAAAAAGAAAGCAGTAAAAAAAGATAGTTACCATAAAGATACAAAAAGCCACAATGTTAATATTAGAGTAGTATCAGGAGTAAAGAAAAAAGCAGCAAAGAAAAAAGTAGCTGGTACCTTAAGATTATCTAAAGGCGAATCTAGGCTTGGTCTAGTTAAGAAAGAGCCTAAAAAATTAGGATTAGCAGAACAAATAGGTAAAATTAAAATGGGAAGTGTATTTACTTACTATAAAGGATTTAGTATTGAAAGGATGCTAATAACTATAAAAGATAAAAAGAAAAAACTTCCTGTATTTATAGTACATGAGTTAGGTAATACATATAAAACTTTAGCACAAGCAAAAGCTGCAATTAATTTTTTAGGTAGATAATGGCAAACAAAATAATAGATATTAATCCATTTTCAAGAGGTAAGGCATCTACTGCAAATACTAGATATTTAAAAGGAGATGCTCAATTATATCTTAATGACTATAAGCCATTAAGAAAACCTGTATTAAGTTTAATACCTAAAGTTTTTAAAAGTGTAGCTATTGATAAGGTCGCTGAATTAGTTATTAAGCAATATAAATTTAGAGGAATAGAATTTGGAAACTGGGTTAATCAGCGTAGAAGGATTGATTTTTGTTTAAATTTATATACTGCTTTATATGATTTAAATAAAGTATTAAAGTTTAATAATAATATAGGTATTAATAACACTATTAGTATTGCAGATGGTGCTAGAGGTTCAAAGGGTGCTTTGGCACATTATGAGCCTGTTAATAATGTAATTAATTTAAGTAGAGATAGAAGGCTTGATAAACAAGATTCATGGGGTTATAATGAAAATTATACAGAATATAAAAAAACGCAAAAATATTTTAGAGAGCATTTGTCAGGTTATGGTTCTTTTGCCCATGAATATGGTCATGCATTAGATTATATTATGGCTGAAAAATATACAAATAGATATTCTGCATTATCAGGTGGTAGAAGTGTTTTAACTAATCCTAATTATAAAACTGCTTACAATAATTTTCTTAATGATTTAAAGACAGGTAATACTGAATTAGAAAAAAAATTTAGGGATTGTTTTGAGCCTTTATTGTTTAGAAACGGCAAACCGACATCTTTTTATATAGGTGTTTATGCTTTGGCTTTACAAAAAGGTACTTATTGGAGCAGGTTAAATGAAATTTGGGCTAGAACTTTTGAAGTTTATGTAGCTTATAAGCTATCAAAACAGGGAATAATTAATAAATTTCTTATAAAAGATGGTAAAGGAAAGTATAGGGATGAATTAGGTTCTCAATCATTTGCTAGAGCATATCCATCATTTGGTGAAATTGCTAAAATTTCAAAGAAAATAGATGCATTTATAGCTGAAATAGCTAAAAAAATATAAATAAAAAATCTTAATTTTACACTAATAAAAAAAAAACAAAATGGCAAGAAGAAAAAAACAAGTGAAACGCAGAAGTACACGCAGACGCATGGGTGCTACTAAAGGCGGTTTAATGTCTGCTTTATATTTAGTGGGCGGTGCAGCGATTGCACAAGGTGTTACTAAATTAGTAGATAGAGCTATGGCAAGTAGTTCAATGTCTGACATGACTAAAAAAGCAATTTCAGGTGCAGCTCCTATTGTTGCTGGTTACTTTACCCCTAAATTTATTAAGGGTGATGTAGGTATGAAATTAGGTGCAGGTATGATTGCAGTAGGTGGATTGAAGTTAGTTCAATCTGCAGGAGTTCTTTCAGGTATTGGTGCTATGAATTATTATAGCAATAAGCCTGTATCAACTATTGCTGGATATCAAGGTGCATCTGCAGGTACTTATATTGCAGGTATCAAAAATGCAGCTACATTAGAGCAGTGTTAATTTAACTTTTTTCACATTTAATAATAATTAAAAACATAAAGAATATGAGTTTTAGTTCTCAAATCGGCTCAAGATTAGTGTTTGAAAATTCAAGAACACTTATTGAGCAATTAGGTTATGATGCAAGTCACGCAGTATTAACCCCTTCTTTTTTACGCAGTGAAGTACTTTTAACAACAAGTGCTGCATCTTATCGTGTACCTGTTTTGGTTAATGATAACCAAAATGGTAACCCAACCGTTCGTGAACAACGTCTGGCACTCCAAGACCTGTTTATTGTTAGCCAAATTCAGATTTTTTTGGTTAGCGGTGCAGCTACAAATGGTGCAGCTAAATTTTATAGCTACCCTAACTTAACTGCTTTCCCTACAGGAGCAGCACAATTATACAATTTGTATAATGGTTACTTTAACGTACAAGTTAATAACCAAAACGTACTACCTAAATGGAGTATTGGTCAGCATTATGTTGTAAACCAAACACAACAAAATACAAACTTTAACGTAGCATCAGTTACATCACCAGCACAATTTGCTATTGATGAATATAGTGCTGAATCAGATGGTAACATTGTTTGCGAACCAAACTTTGTACTAAATGGTGCATCTAATATTAATGCAAGTTTAATTTTACCTGCAGCTCCTTCTGCTCTTGATTCTAATACTTATGTAGCAGTAAGATTTTCAGGAATTTTAGCTCAGAACTGCACTAGCGTTAAGTAAAAAATATGCATGGTACGCTTATGAATACCCCTTTGGCGGTTGCAGGTCAAACCGCCATTATTTTATTATATTAAAACGTAAATAATGACTTTAGAAAGATTTGAAGCAGTTGAAATACCTGTACCATCAGGTAGTACTTTAACTCGCTTTTATTTTAATGATTTGCCAAATTTGCGTAATGCCAAAATTACCAGCGTACAAGTTTATACAACTGATACTATTTCTGCAACTCCATTAACAGGTGCTACTCCTGTAACTATTGCAGATTTAAAAAAATCGTTTTTAACTTTATATGAAGGTGATTTGCAGTTAATTTATAACATCCCAATGTTATCTTTTAACAATTTTGCACAAAATGCTACAACATCTGCAGCATATGTGTTTCAATTACCGCAGGTTGATGGTATTACAATTTCATGGGTAAAATCATATATTTCACTACCAAGTGCTTTGGCAACTACAGGAACCACATATAGCTTTGGTGTGTATTATCATTTTTAAAAAATTAGTATCATGGCAGTCAATAAAGCACAGGCTACAGGTACTCGCAGAATTATGGAGTGGTTTGATAGAAATGCAACCACTCCATATTTTTCGGTATGGAGCAATACAACCCCATCTAAAAAAGAATTAAATTTTGGATGGTACGAAGAAGATTTAGAAGCAGGTAGAAATAAATTAGAGAATGATTTAGATGCACTAGAACAAAATGGTGTAAATGAATTATATACTATTTTATTACATCAGAAGAAAAATAAAGATGGTTATATCACTTTAGATACTCCGTATTATGCATCATTAAAGTTTAGAGCTGCAGAATTAGAGCAGCCTATGGTAATGCCTATGCAACATATTGCAGGTATGAGTTCAAACCATCGTCTAGAATCAGTATTAGAAAAAATGATGGAAACACAAAACATGATTTTGACTAAATTGAGTGCAGATGAATTTGATGAAGAAGAAGATGATAATGATGAAAATGATATGATAGGTGGACTTATGAAAAATCCTGAAATTCAAGCTATGATAATGGGGGGAATAGGTAAAATATTTAATTTAGCAGGTGAAAAACCTGTAGCAGTTGCTGGAGTAACTGAATTGAATGAGGATGAAGTATTTACTATTGTTAATTCGCTAAT